GTTACCTGGACCATTGCCAAGAATTTTTTAATAGCCTGAAGCGCCAAGCCTCAAGCGGCAAGCTTCAAGCGTCAAGCCTCAAAAAACAATTGCATAAACCAGGNACCCGTGTTAAAAATAGATTCAACAGAAAGATATAATTATGAAAGTAAAAGAAGCTTTAAAAATTACAGACTCATTTACAAAAACGTCTAAGATGCCTGGCCTGAGTTACAGCTTGCCAGCATGGGCATGTCAAACTGGAGCGAAGCTTAGGAAGGTCCCGGGCTCACCGTGTTTCGGCTGTTATGCATTAAAAGGAAATTACACACGTTATCCAGCAATCAAAGCAGCTCAGTATAGAAGACTGGACGCAATCAATCACCCGCTATGGGTGGAGGCTATGTCTACAAAAATTCGTGGCCAGAAGTGGTTCAGATGGCATGACGCCGGCGATGTACAATCAAAAGAGCATATGCAAAAAATTATTGAAGTGTGTAAGCTCACACCTAACACGAAGCACTGGCTGCCCACACAAGAGCGGCAGTACCTGCCAGCACCTGAAGAAGTTCCAGAAAATTTAATTATAAGATTATCAAGATCAAAAGTCGATGGACCAGCAGGGAACGCCTGGACCCATGACTCAGGCGTCACGACTCAAGAAGGACAGCGGACTTGTCCAGCTCCTGATCAGGGCGGAGAATGCAGAGACTGCAGAGCATGCTGGAATAAAGAAATTAAATCTGTTATATACGGTAAACATTAATGCACGTATTTAAACATCCAAAATATTATGAAGAGATGCGCCAAAGAGCGAAGCGCTATCAAAAAGAATTACGCGAGCGTAATAAATCGGATCAGGCCATTAGCGACGAAGCTTCGACGGAAGCAACAAGCGTGCGTCCTGATCCGGGCCAAACCAGCAAGCAACAAGCTTCAAGCAGCAAGCGTCAAGCTACAAGCGACAAGCCTCAAGCACCAAGCGATTCAAAAACCTTGGAGCAAGAATCATAACCCAAGCTACAAGCATCAAGCGTCAAGCCACAAGCAGCAAGCTTTCTTATATCTTTTCCCTCATAAAGTTTTGGAAGCATGGAACAGGCATCAAGAACTAAGATAAAAGTATTGCGTGGATGCTTCACATGGAAGGCTATTTGATGTGGAGAGAATGTGATCTTGTTTGTTTTTGTATATTTTAACTCAACAGTGAAAAAGACGCCGTTATTATTATAACCCAATAGATCGGGAGTACCAGGAATAGCAAGGTTTTCAATCCTAATCCAGGATATTTTAGTAATATTTTTTTTAACTTGTCCATAAAATTTGGTCTCTGGTTTCACTGATTTTTTAGGTTAACAGGTGCGTTATATTTTTTTGATAACGTCGCCCATTCTCCACGTTTCTGGCTTGATAGTCATAACAAGTCGGTGAGTTTCTCTAGCTCCCAATAATTTATTTTCCATCAATTGTAAAGAAGTAATATCAAAATGTTGTCCATCAGGAAGACGAACTTGAACTCTAGCTTCTTGAGCTACAGGTGACTTTAACATCTTGTCTAACGTTTGTCTTAAAGCTTTTCCACTCAACATAATTTCATCCTTTCAATGGCGCCCGAAAAGGAGAGCGCCACCAATTCAAAGATAGTTAGCATGTATAAGACTAACTACAGTTGCTTTTATATCATTGTTGTGTTAAAAAGCAATACTATGAAAAAAGAAAAATGGGATGGCAGATCAAGACCATCAAACGATTTATACAAAGAGAACTTCGATAGAATCTTCGGTAAGAAAGAAAAGACTACATCAGAACTATTGATGGAAGGTTTTGAAGAAGAGCAGAAGATGCTAGAGGAAGAAGATGGGTCTACCCAAGAAACTAACTGAACAACAAATCAAATTTGCTAATCTTTTAATATCTGAACAAGGTAGAAAGACAGCTACACAATGTGCAATCGAAGCAGGTTACGCAAAAGATTCAGCACGTCAGGCAGCAAGTAAATTACAGAATCCAAAATTATTTCCATTGGTGGTCCAGTATATTGGTGAACTACGTGATGAGTGGCAAAAACAATATGAAGTTACATTTGGTAATCACATATCAGAGTTAGGTAAACTTAGAGATGAAGCTAGAGATAAGAAAGCTTGGTCAGCTGCTGTTAATGCTGAGGTTGCAAGAGGTAAGGCGGCTGGTCTATATATAGAACAAAAGATAATCCGTACTGGTAAATTAGAAGACCTAACGACAGAAGAATTAGAAGCAAGGATGAAACAAATAATTGATGACTACTCACCCATCCTAGAAGGTGTAGAGTTTGAAGAGTTAAAAGACAAAGTAAAAGAAGAGCCGAAACAAAATAAAGATAAAAATCTAAAACAAATAAATTCATCAGATTAATATCTTTTCCATTTTTTTAATACAACCTTTAGGAAATACGTTACGATCACTAAATGATTCAAAGTGAGAATCATAACTAGCAAAGGTTTTCAGTACTTTAGAATCCTTATAAAAAAGATACGCATGAGTTATCATTTCAGCAGGTTTCATTTCCATAAATTCATTTGAATCTGCATGTCCAGCGTCACCCAAGATATCTAACCAGGTGATTTTATAAAAATAGTATCGTTTCTTGTTTATAACAACGTGTCTGTATTTAGATTTTTTTCTAGTCATAGTTTTCCATAAGAGCAAAAAATGAAATTATGTTATAACACAATTTACATAAAAAGTTCTCCTTATTGGGATTTTGAATCATCTTGGTAGTAGCAGGTAGTAGCAAGGTAGTAGACGTTTTACTACCAAAATTGCTTAAATAAGCTATGTATACCAACAAAAACTTGTCTTGGTAGTAAGGTAGTAGACATTTTTCATCTTTTTTCAAAAAAATTTTTTTCAAAAAAAGTTTTAAACCTATTATGGATAAACCCTGAGGCCTGATTCCTGACACATTACGCCTAATTATTGCCACATTATTCATGATTTTTGGCTAATTTACTACGTTTTTCGTAATATAGGTCAACACGCTTTAACCACTCCCACATAAACTTTTGAAACTCGAGTCCGGATACAGTGAACTTTTGAAAGTAATTATCCTTAGTACACATTAGAATGGTTCCAGACTGTATCTTGGTACCATAGACCTGGTTATGAGCTGTAGCATATGCTGCAAGTTGTAAAAAATAGTCATCAATCCATTCACGTCTTTTAGGCTTGTTCGATTGCTTAAAGTCCATTATACTTTCGCGTCCTTCATATACACCCGCTAAATCACTGGCTCCGGCGTACAGGCCCGGATAGTGTAAACAAACTTCAGTACCCCATATTTCCTCCATATAGCCCTTTAGACCCTCATCTATGATAGTTTGGGCCATCTTATCAGCTTGTTGGCCAAGATCAGTCAAATCCATGTGTCTTTCGTCCAGCAAATAGCATTCAATCAGCTTATGCATAATAGATCCACGGTTAGCTGCTTCATTCTTGATATTCTCAGCAGACTGGGCTCCGACTCTTTGTTTCCATTTCTCTAAACTTGCCTTTTTATCGTCACTTTGTGTAGCCTGCAGTATAGTTGTAACAGAAGGTAATTTTTCGTCACTTATAAGATAATGACGTTCACCTTCTATCGCTTCACGTATAGTCTGAGGATACTTAAACTTTTTATTCCACTTCATAATGTTCTACAATCTTAGTTAGTTTATCTTTTTTAATTATACTGTAAGGCAATATAGTCTTTGCAAACTCTAAAGCTTTTTTATGAGAAGCTCTCCATCGCCATTGAGGTTTGGTCCCCATCCAATTTTTATGAGCTTTACGATAAAATATATTACCAAATCCAACTGTATCTTTTATCCAATTGATAACTTCTTCATTAGTCATAGCTATTTCACAACTATGTCTAATATATGTTTTATTGGAATCTTTCTTCTTCTCATAGTAAATTGAAACGCAGCCATCAGCATCAAACAAACCTGCTAAAAAAGCATCTTTTTCTACTTGTAAAAATTTATCATTCAATTGACTGTCTCCTTTTCCCGTAGTCCATGATATATTTCATACCAGGCCTTACATTTATCATTCATGCATTCATACATACTAACAATTAAATATTGTTCATCATCATCTGTATCATAATCATTATTCCAGCGAAGATCATCGCCACAATGTAAACACTTCATAACTTAAAAGCTTGTAGTGCGTTTTGTTTTTCTTCTGCCTCTACAATTTTAGATAATTGCTTATCTATTTCTTCTAAATGTTGTGGGTGCTCACCAATACCTACTGAGTTATTTAGGTATATATGTATAGTTGCATCAGCTGCAGCTATCTCAGCCTCGTACTTCTTCTCGAGTGCGTCCAACATCGCTCTTCTCATCTTTAACTCCTTCTTTTTCTTTTAGTTTACTTTCTAATGTCTCAATCTCACCATTTAGTTTCTTTATGATTCNATTGAGTTCTTTAACCAACTTAGTTTCTAACATTAAACGTTCTGTACTCATTGTTATTTCTCCTTGTGAATTACAACTCGGACACTGCTGTATGATTTCCACTGGATTCTCGATTGATTCCTTTACTTTGATATAACCGTTTCCATGGCATCTCGGGCATATTATCCTTGTCATAGTTTTTCTCCATATCATTAAAAGTTTTAATTACTTTCTTTCTAACTAAATTATGATCTAGCTCTGCGTATTCACATACTTTAGCAAAATCACTATTAGGTAAAGTTACATAATCTAATTCATGAAATCTTCGTTTTGCGTAAAACTCACTAAATTTAATTACGTTAGCTTTAACTTTAATCGCATCAGATATTGCAACTATTAGTACATTTCTCCATAAATTTTTAACTGGATCAAATGTATCAAATTCAATCAGTGCTTTTTCGTAACTTGCCATTTAATTTTCTCGCTTTCTCNTTGATTAATATGTCTAAAGCTTTAGCTCTAGATACTTCTACTTCAGGTACTACTACGCGCCTGATCTTATCTAATTTGTCACAGCTCGCATGAGAGAGTGCAACTGATTTATATTTACTTACGTCAGTCATTATTATATCCTTTCATTATTAATAAAATAATAATATAGGATTCTTATATTTTTTTACAAGGAAGTCAATGAAGTTTTTTTTAACATTATACATTTGTTCAGTGGTCAATCAGAACTGCGCTGAAGTGCCGGTCAAAGATCATGACTATGATAGATTCTACAAAACACATTACGAGTGTATACAAAAAGGACTCGGTGAGTCTTACTCTGTATTATTTGATGGTGANCATTTTANTGCAGAGGTAGTAAATACTATGGAATTATANCCTAAATTTATGTGTGAGAAGACAGACAATCAAGAGAAGCCTGAGGCCTGAACCCTTTAGCCTTTACCCTGGCCCTTGTAACGTCGAGTACGCTTCTGTCTTTTTTCGTTCTTGTTTAAAGATTTCTTATGTTGACGGCTACCTCTTTTCTTAGGCTTGTCTCTTACAACATGATCTTTAAATTTTTTAGCCACTACTTACCAACTTTTTTCATAGCTTTNGAATGACTTTTCGAAAACGACATTCCCTTTTTCATGTCTTTTTTCATCTGCTTCATATGCTTTGCAGTATGATGTTTGCTATGTTTTTTTAAAATCTTTTTTTCTTTTTTATCTATCATTTAATATAGTTCTCCTTTATCCATTTTTTATCAGAATCATTTAATTTTAAATATCTAATTCTACCATTGATATGTTGTTTGGTATCATGACCACAGTTAGTACATCTGTAAAATTCAGAAACGATAGCTACTAAAATAGCTTCCTCCTGACACTCTTCACAGTGTCCATGTACTGTGTCTATATTCCTAAATGCTTCGATTGCTTTTTTATCTATTATACTCATACTAGATCTTTTGCCTTTCCTATTACTGGTTTATATTTAGTCTTACCTTCTGATTTATACGCCCACAAAAATTGTTTTCTAGGTTTGTCAGTAGTATAACTACAGTGTATCCATCCCGAGTTGGGTTCGCCTGGCGTATAGAACTCGAGTATCAATTGATCGAATTCCAGGTTTGCATAAATCCAATCAGCTAATTCAGCATTGTCAGTTCCCATACATTCGAAGTCTGCGGCCTCAGCTTTTGCATGTTGGCTGTTGATCGAGCTACCTATCTTTAGGCACAGCTGCTCGCTACGGAAACCTGACGTTACCTTGACTCTACCGAAATGATCACGTACCGGCTGTAAAATATTTTCACAAAGTGCTTTTAGTTTTTCTATTTGACCTGAGTTTGGATTGTTATTTATATCCAAACGTACAGCTGTATCAGATTTGATAAGCTCCTGAAGAGAAAAATTTCTTGATAATTCCATTATTGACAGCTTAAACACTCATCGCTGTCATTGTCAAGAGCAGCTAGAGCTTCTTCTTTACAGTCTTGGCTACAGAATAAATCTAATTCTTCTTTAGCTTCAAACTCTTTTTTACATTGGTTACAATTTTTTTTCATTATTCTAATATAAGTTTTTTAATTGACTTTGAACCATCGACGTTCGACTCAAGTTCGGCCATCGACTTTATACATTGATAGATTACATTATTATTTTTATTTGATCTCATTGCAACCCTTTTTCCTTTCAAGCACATTGACATTGAAGGTTTATTTGACTCAGGATCAATTTGAATTCTATGTTCTTTGATCTCTCCATTAACAATCATAAGTAAAGCTACAATCAACTCCATTAATGACCTCCGTTTTGTCTTACCTTATCTTTGAGGATCTCAATATCAGTCAGAGCCTTATCTAGTTGCTCTCTTAAAAACTCGATATTCACCTTATTTGTCATGTTCATCTCTTGAGTCTGTTCCATTTTTTCAACGGACTTATAAAGATCTTCGATCAAAAAATGTTGTTCCTGATCGGTCGGGACCTGTTCACTTTTTTTAAGCAAATCATTCTCAAACAACTCACGTGATGTCTCTAACGATACCAACCTCGCAGTCAGCTCCGTATATGCGAACACGCCCATTGCGACGAGCACGATCAGGCTAGCAACCGTTTTCATCGGCATCTGCACTCGTGCCTCTTCTCCGATGTTGAGTGGTTTATTGGACATTAGGACCTCCACATAAAGCTAATACAACCAGCATTACTATCAACAAACCTGTAGCATAATAGTTCATCCTGCAATACTCCATTATATTAACCAATCAAAAATTTAATTATTTTTCTCCACCAACTAATTTTAGTTTTAGGTGGTTCAACAATACACTGACATTTTTTCTTTTCAAAGTTACAGTCTATACATATATTTAAACTCATTTTTTCTCCTCAATATCATAAAACATTTTATCAGAATCTTCTGTTACCCAATCAGATCCTTCGCAGTCCCAATATGTATTTTGCACAGTATAATCAGGCCAGTCTTTTTCTGTTGTATAACTGTTTACATGCCAAATAATCCTGTTGTTCGGCTGCGCTGCATAATTACCGTTTTTCAACGCTAATATGTGTGCACATTTGTGCTCTTGCGGAATTTCTGAATGTTCCGTGTTTAGTATATTAGTCTCTGGATGAGCCCAGTCAATAGTAAATAAGTATTGACCTGGATAGAATTTTTTATCTTTACCTAAAAATTTACCGTCTATACCAGCCAACCAATCAAAACAATGGACACTAGGATAATAACTAAAGCAGTTCCACAGTTCGAGTTGATCCACTCGCATATCAGGCACGTCTTTTCTTTCAAACTCTTTTTGAAAGAATGCTGAAATAGGTAGTCTATAAAAGACCGCACCATTTGGTAGCATGCAATGAAATAAGATTGCACGACCTGAAATAGAGCTAAGACCAAAGATAACACAGTCACTAGACTGTCCTTTATTTTTTTTAAGATCATAGAGATACTCCCTTCTTATTTTACAATAAATCGGCGGTATATTAGCATTTAAATAAGCCATAGTACATTACTTTATTTCTCCCCAATTAGGACCGGATTCGTAGTCTACTTTATTTGGTACTTCTAAGTCAACTGCATTTTCCATAATGTCTTTTATCTTCTTAGCTTGATCTTCTGACTCAATAGAGAAGTCTAACTCGTCATGTATTTGTATGTGTGAAAGATATCCGTTTTTATATAAATCAACCATTGCTCTTTTTGTCATATCTGCAGCTGATCCTTGAATTAATTTGTTTAATGCTTTGTATGTAAAAGCTCTACGTGTTGGATTCTTATGCCAATAGTTNTTTTTTGGTTTACCATCTTTGTCTTTAATAACATTACCTTCAAAATCTTTTAACACTGGTCCCATCTCTTGTAGTTCTTTCATACGTTCTTCATCTTCTGGTGGTATATATTTACCCCAGTCACTACCATTTAATATAGGTTCATACTTTGGAAACCTACAACGTCTACCAAGTAATGTTTTTATTTGTCCTTTGTTTAATGCTGCATTCATAACTTTATTCATCAACTGTTTTACAAATGGTGCTCTACCGTGATATTTTTTAAATAACTCATCAGCTTTATCTTTTGTTAAATCTAATTCATTCATTAGTTTTGCTTTACCCATTCCATAAAACAAACCAAGGTTAATTGTTTTTGCTTGTGATCTAGGTATCTCTGCCATCTCAGCTACAATTCTATGAAAGTCTGTTGAAGGATCATTCTCATATGAATCTGCAATATCATTTACAGAAGGTAATTCAAACTTCAGTGAGTAGTGTGCAACAAGTCTTGGTTCCTGTTGCGAGTAGTCAAACGTACCCCACTTGCAACCTTCTTCAGGTATAAATAAACTTCTTATTAATGGTCCTGTATCTGGATCACGTGCTGGAATTTGTTGTAAGTTAGGATTAGAATAACTAAATCGTCCTGTTACTGTACCCCCATCATCAGATCTAATTTGATTTATATCTGCATGTATTCTACCTTTATGTTCGTGTTTAATTATTGAATCAATAAATGTAGTTCTAACCTTGTTTATTTTTCTAGCTTCTGCTATCATACGCACTATAGGATTTTTATGTGTAACAAGAAAGTTTTTAGTAAATGATGGCTCATCAGATTTCTCAGTTCTTGAATAAGGTAAATTTAATTTATCGAAAAGTGGAGCAATACTTCTTGCTGCCATTAACTGAACTTCTACTCCTGTCTCTATTTTTATCTGTTGTATTAGGTTTTCTTCTTTTACTGCCAGTGCTGTTTTCAATTGATTGGCTTTCTCAACGTCTACCCGCACCCCTAGGAAGCGCATATCAACCAGACAAGGAAACAGATCTGTCTCAAGATTAAATACATCTTGTAAATCATCTTCAATAATTATTTTTTTAAATTTTTGCCAAAGTTCTAAAGTAAGTTCAGCATCAGCTTCAGCATAAGATCCAACTTCCATTGCAGGTAATCTCCACATATCTGCTTTTGCATCTAGTCCTCTTTCTTTTGCAGCTTCTATTAGTCTTGATTCATTCTTACCTTTGTTTAGATAAGTCCATGACATTGTATTGAGTGTGTATGAAAATCTATTCTCATCAATCAACGATGCTGCAATCATAGTATCCACCACTAAACCATTGATTTTTATACCTAAATTACGTATCCAACATACGTCATACATTGCGTTATGAAATATTTTTGTAGCTGGTGATTCGCATACATCTTTGAACCAAGATAAAACTTTTGTACGATCTAAGTTTGGACCAATCTCATGAGCAATGGGAAAGTAACCTTTCCAACCATCAACAGCAACAGCTATACCTACAACTTCACCATTACCTATAATAGAACCTGAACCTAGTTTCTTTAAGTCTGGATCACGTGTCTCTAAGTCAATTGCAATTTCATTAGCTGATCTTAAATCAGGATACTCTGTTGGTGCTAACCATTCTGTTTGTGGTATAATCATTTCTTTAATTTATTTAAAATTTCTATTACTACATTAACATTATTTTCAGATAAATAAAGTGCTGCTCTACATAAACCTTCTAGGTTATCTCCAAGTTTACCTATACCTTGATTACATAAATGACAAATCCATCCTCTAAATTTTTTAGTTTCATGGTCGTGGTCTAATTGAAATCCACCATATTCTCTATTGTCTCCTCTTCTTTTTAGTTCATTAATTGTGATACCACAACATTGACATTCATCTGGTTTAGGTGGTGCATTAAATTTTAATTTTTTAATTAATGCAGTGCTTTGTTTTACACATTCTTTACATGAGCCATTTCTTTTTTCTTTACCGTAAGAAGCTGACCACCAATAACCAAATTTTTCTACAGGTAAATCTTTCTTACATGTGTTACAATACTTTACACCTTTTTCTGTTGGAGAAATAACATCTACTTCTCCTGTAAGTAAAGATAATTGTAAATTTTTATCGCTCACTTCTTTTTCATATCCTTCATTGTTTTAATTTCTAATTCACAATAATGAATTATCTTTTCAAGATCTTGTATGCCTGCTTTGTTTTTATATCTACAAACATACTTCACAACATTTCCTTGAAAAAAGGAAAGATCATTCTTTGATATAAATTCATAAGGTTGAATGTGAAAGTCTCTGTAGTGATTCCCACCTATCTGTTTATCTTGTGGAAATGAATCCTTAAATATATCTTTGTGTGTCATTTTAATACCTCCATTATGTTGATGACAAAAAATGTTAATGTAACTGTTATAAATATATCTGATGTAATTATTCTCATAGTTGATATCCTGTTCTTTGTATTTTTGCTTTTAGTTTGTATAGGTTATTTCTTGCTCTTGTGGTTCCTACGTACCAGACTCTATGTTCTTCATCATTTTTCTCTTGACTACGTTTAATAGATTTAAGAATTTTCTTTCCCATATCTAAACATAAAATTACATTATCTTCTTCTCCACCTTTTGCTGCGTGTATAGTGGATAGCCATATTCTAGCATCTGCATTTAAATTTTCTCCATTGTCCAACATGTTTTTTATATATAATTTTTCTTTTTCATCTGCTTCAGTAAATGCATCAAACCAATTTTTGTTTCGATTCCATTCAACATCACCTGTGTATTCTTTTATATCTTTTATAATTCTATCTTCCAATTCCTGATGCCTGGTCCAAGACTCGTAATACATCGCTGCTTTGTACATTGTCACTGCAAAGCTCTTACCCTTATTAGTTTGATAAAATAAATCTTTTCTTTTTAATTCTTCAGCTATCTTTACTTGTCTAGATATAGTTCTACTTAAAATTAACCACTTACCTTTAGTCAAATCTACCTGACTCAAATTACCTATAGTAAATGATTCTCCTTCAAAATCACGTGGTAAATAGTGTTTCTCCTTCCTTATACCCATAATCTTCTCAATTGGCTTCTGAGACTCCTCCTGGACGGTTCTAGACACACGTTTTGAGTACTTTAAGACCCTTTCTTTAGCCGGTTCTTTGATAAATCTCTCTACATCTGCACCAGCCCATACAAATATAGCTTGGTCATCATCCCCTGCTAAATACATATCTTCAGATTTTTCTTTTAATGTATCAAATAGTTTCCATTGTAATGGTGATAGATCCTGAGCTTCATCTATAAATACAGCTTTGAAGGTAGGAAAGTTTTCTTTGTCTTTAGATTTTATAGTTAGGTCTACTAAATCATTAAAGTCATATAATTTTTTAGCTTCCTTATATTTTATTAAATTATCACTAATATATTTTAAAGGTCCCCATAATACTTCTTTAGTATCATGTTCCCATAGTTCGTATTCTTCTCTAACTGTTATACATTTATTTACTGCTTTATGTATCAATTGAAAATAAGGATTGTCACAAGTTAAATAACTAATTTCTTCTTTATTATATTTATCTGCATATTTTACTTTTACATTTATTTCTTTACCAAACTTCTCGTAATGATATGGCTGCATAATATCTTCTTTATTTATATCTAAATAATTAAAACAAAAAGAATGTAGTGTTTGAAAGTATGGAAGATTCTTTTCATTAGCAGGCATTCTTTCTTTTGCAACACCTGCAGCTTTTTTACTGAATGCAAAGTAACCTATTTTATGAAGTGGTGTACCTATTCTTGCATAAGCTTTAGCTCTGTTAATTAATCTATGGGTCTTACCGGTTCCTGGTGGTCCATAGTATTTATAAATCATACAATATCTTCTTCGCTTTGAAACTCTACTTCTTCGTTAATATCTTCTTCTTTTTCAAAATACTTCAATGGTATTCGTAAAGTTTTCAATGGTGGATATTGCTTATTATCAGAATCTTTTCCAGGAAATTTTTTACTATGATCAAACTTAGCTTGTTCTTCTGGATTCTTACTAGGAAACAATGCTTTAATCATCAACGATGTTTTAGCTGAAGACTCTTTCCATTCATATGTTTTTAGATCATCATAAAATGCACTATATAAAAAGTAAGCATAGTCATCATCTAATAATGGTCTACCACTTTTGAATGAATTATATTTCTTAGCTGCTGGATCATTTATATATCTATGTATATGTCCTTTTAATATGTCTGATGGATTAGTTCCTTCTGCAGGTTCTAATACTTCTATTTTAGATTTCTCAAATAAATTTTTTAGTATTTCATAAAAGTCATTACCTTTTATTGTAGGTGGTACTATATGTACTTGCTCCATTAGTAATGCTCTCAACTCTTTCTGGCTTTCTATTCTATGCACATTCTTTGCATGCACTTGTTTTGTTTGTCCTTCTTCATTCTCAACAGTAAAATACCACTCTGGTGTAGGTTTTATATTTAGTTTTTGTAATGCAGATAATGCTGGCCATACCGGTTTATTATCTGATATAATGCCGAACTTTCTTTTAACACATACAGACTTTACACACACCGGTGCTAGTAATGGATCATTACAAGTATGACCTTTAGTATCTTTACTCCAACTTTTTATCTTTTGATTTACATGTATGTCTGTCCAGTTATTATCAAACTCAAAATATTTTCTTGCAGCTTCTATTACTTTGTCTTGCCATTTGTCTGGATACTTTTTCTTAGCAAACACCATGTAGTTATATAAGAATCTATCTCTACCATCTTTCATTAGTTGTTTAGTTAGTATACCTAAACATGGTGGACCATCTACAAACTCTTCTCCACCACCCGATAGTTCATCTTCTACAATTCTTTTTTGTATATCTTTTAGTTGATCTTCTGTTTGTGCATTTGCTGCAACAACTTTTAAAAACATATCTAACTGCATTTCTTCACCACTTGGAAGTAATGCTTTTCTAGAAATACTATTGTAAGGTAAGTTTATAAAATTACCGTTAGTCTTTTCACCATCAGCATTCTCACCTAGTGAAGTTTGTTTTGGAAATATTTCTGTGTTGATTGGTAGTTTAAATAAAAATAAAACCTGTTCTAAAAAATCTCTTATCGCTTTTGCTTTTACGTACTCAGTGGTGAACACATATAAATGTAGTCCACCACTCTTCGATAGGACAGGTATTATCGGAAGCTTTTTTTCTTGTATGATGTCTAGATAAAATTTTCTATCTATTGGATATTTATCAACATCAATCGCACCAAATCTAGCTTTACCTTCATCAGTACATGGTTGTATACCAATAGATTTAACACCAGATAAGTGATCTAAATAATCTTGTTCAACAACAGGTATTGAGGACCATTCGTGTGGATACCTTTTCTTACCTGTTTCTCCATCTACAAAACCTTCAGTAGTCTTGCAAACTCCGTAGTTTCTTTTCAATCCTGAAAAGTATTTTATATATTCCTGCATTTATTCCTGTCCTTTTAATAATTTCTAAAGGCGCCTCCAGTCTCCCTTCAGCGCCTCTGTAGCTACATTCCTCTAGGGAATTAGATAATGTCTTTAGTACTTTTGTTTTCAACTTTATCATACTTTGGTTTAGCAGAACCTTTAGAAACTTCTTTCTGTAGATTCTGTGCCATAGTATAAGCTTCAGCATCCATACCATTGGATACATCTAACATTTTTACTAATGATGGTTTGTACACATGCCAGCTTTTATCTCCCCAGTTTTTGCCAACTGTTTTTAAGTTGAACACTGCAGAGTATGCTGCCGGTTGAAATGTACCTTGTGAATCTGTCATTCTCAAGTTAGCAATCAAGTTATTTAACTCTCTACCTGGAGTTAGATTAGATGATCTCATAGTAATAACAGCTTTTCTTAGCTCATTACCAACTATAGCAACCACATAGAAATACATAGTTTTTTCTACGTAGTTTCCATTAGCCAATCTATATCTACCATTTTTTTCTTCAGTAGAGTCTGCAGGTATTTCTAAATGTGTGCCCACAGGTGCTGATGGACTATCGCCCATATCTTGCCACTCTGGCCATCTAGTTTGTGTATGTGCTATAACAACATCAATACCTTTAGTACCGTCAATTAAATTCCCAAAACTACTAGAATAAATCATTCCAGGTTCTGCGCCTTTAACGTACTTTGCATTTCTTGAGTTACACTCAGGTGATAACTGATGAAGAATCTTTAAGATCGGTGTTGATACATCATCCGATTTTAACTCTTCAGTTCCTCTACCTGAATCAGCTCTTAGGTTTATTGTAGATAATGCACCTGCATTATCTTTCTTTACGATTGTACTTTCTGTACTCATATATAACTCCTATTAGTTAATCGTTATTATTTATTTTTTAATTTAGTCTGACTTCCGTCAAACGTACTAAATAGATCAGAAGGAATCTCGTTACCTTTTTCTTTGAAATCCTTCATCACTACTGTGAGTGAAGCGTGGTGAACCTTCTCGTCTTGAGTTGGTTCATAGCCACGCTCCCTCGCAAGACCAGCATATTCGACAGCCTTGTTATCTTCGCCTTGACCAAATGTTACTGTAATATTATTTTTTACAATATCACCTAAGCCATTGTCTCGAAGCCATTGTATCGCCTCAGCTTTTTTGTCAGCTCTCATTGAGGCACTGTAAATTTTTTTAATTGTAAGTTCAGAACCATCTTGTAGTTTTAAACTTTTTAAATTCATATCTTCCATTAACTTTGGAATAATAATACAACTAAAATGTTTTTCATCTTCTTTTAAATCTTTCACTCTATCTTCTAGTTCTTTTATTTGAGACTGTAAAGATTTTAATTTCTCTACTTCTTCTGATAATTTTTTAGGATCAATAATATCAGTTTGATCCGGTGCATCTTGTCTTAAATTTATATCCATAATATTGCCTTTCGTAAAAGGTATATAGGATTATTATATTGAAATGTCAATACTAGTTTTGAAAAATATTTATCTCTAGTGGATAATATGTTTTTTCCTGTCTGTCCCATTTTAACAACTTATATTTGCCGTTAGTCATATCAGAAACAACAGAACATGTCACTCCAATAATAGCAGGATCACCTGATAGTAATAAGTAATCATCGGTTGTAAAATTTTTTAATTTATCTTTTATTTGAAAAATTAAAGGACCAGGAGAAAAAATCATTTGAGCTTTTGCAGGAAGCATCACCGTAATGTCGCCATATTTTTGTGCACCCATTACATTATATTTAGGTTGTCCGGTTTCTCTATCGACAGGTATGTCTTGTACTAAATAAACTTTGCTCATTGACTTTTATTCTTTTGTATACTATATAACAAATTAGAAAGAAAAAGCAAACTATGAACTATAAATTTAAAACTAAGCCGTATGGCCATCAATTAGATGCATTAGACGCATCTTGGGATAAAGAAAATTTTGCGTACTTCATGGAAATGGGTACAGGTAAATCTAAAGTATTATTAGATAATGCAGCTGTATTATATGATAAAGGTTTAATAAACGGTCTGTTATTAATTGCTCCTAAAGGTGTGTATAAAAACTGGTATGATTCAGAAATACCTACACACCTACCAGACCATATAGAAAAAAATATAGTCCTTTGGAAAACATCTGATAAATCAAAAAAGCAACAGTTATTATTAAATACTTTGTTTAAAACAGGTACACATTTAAACATTTTGATTATGAATGTAGAGTCATTTTCTTCAGGTAATGGTGCAGAATTTGCATATAAATTCTTATCTGCACATCCTAAATCAATGGTTGCTATTGATGAATCTACTAC